GTGCTAAGACCCGTCTTAAAAACATTCATTGGGGAGAGGAAGATAACTCGAAGCACGTTTATCTTGATGATCTTTCGGAAAATGTTTCTGAATTTGAAGATAAGATTGCAGAAGCCGGTCAAGCAGGATTCGGACGGTTTAAGGATGGAGAAATACAAGGTGACGAGGTGGAAGAATCTGATCCTATCGCTATTTGCCAGATGATTTTCGACAAGACGGTTGAGTTTAGAAAGGAACTTGCTGGACGGGACGAATACAATGGTGAGGTAAGTTGGATTGATGATTTCCTTGCCACACTCAAACAATCGAAATACAGATTGCAATTGCATTAATACAAAAGGTATAGATTGTGATAATTATTAATAAAAGTTAAAATATTGGGTTATTGCAATTTATACCTATTTTTGCAGTATTTTTGAGTGTCGCTATTACGCTTATATTTAATATAACAATCATAGAATGTTTGATAGTTTCAAATTATATGTAGACTTGGACTTGGAAAAGGCTAAAAAGGATGATTCTTTGAATGAATCTCCATATTCTAATATGGTCTTTTCCGGCGTAGCTTCTGATTCTTCAAAGGACGATGAAGAAGAAGTGTTAGAGCCGTCTGGGTTTATATATGATAGATTTTTGAAATCAGGATTGTTCAATCTCGATCATTTGCCGACAAGATCGCCTATCAATAAAAGTAGATTTTGGATAGGCGAGCCTATTGAAGCCTATGTGAAAGACAATAAGTTTTTTGTGAAAGGTAAATTATGGGAAAAATCACCGGAAGCTCGTGCTTTTTGGGATAAGGCTATTGAGATGAAGGAATCCGGTTCAACAAGAAAGCCTGGAATGAGCGTTGAAGGTAAGGCTTTGGAAAGAGATAAACGGAATCCAAAAAGAGTGACAAAAGCCCTTATTACAAACATAGCGTTGACTATGACGCCTGTTAATACCAAAACTTATCTTGATATTGAGAAAAGTAAAGGGAACAGGGGGAACGATTTGTTGGAAATGCAGAAATCCGCTATCCTTTTTGAGTATTGCACCGAAAATGGGATAGTTCAGATAGATAACAATTTTAAGGTAAATTTCCAAAAGTCGCATTCTTTTGATGTTGGTTCTTTTTGGGAAATTTACAAATCAGTTCAAAAAGGAAGATTGGATAGAAGTGTTCTTGATACACTTGTAGAAAGAGTTCGACAATAATTTTTAAATAGATAGTATATTATGCTAAACTTGAATGAATTTAAAAACGATCCGCTATACAAGGCACTCGAAAACTCTGGTTTTAGTGCGGAAGATATTGCTTCTATGGTGGAAAGAGGTGATGTAACTTTTGAGAAGTCTAAAACTGTTGCTGAAATGAAGGATTCCGAAAAGAAGGAAGAAAAAAATATCGGCAACGATAAGAAGCATGAAGATGCTCTTAAAGAGGACGAAAAAGAGGACAAGAAAGACGTAAAGGATTTGAAAGAAGACATCAAGGAAAAAGAAGATAAAGTTGAGAAATCTTTCTCTATGGAAGATATGAAATCTTTCGGTGCTTCTTTGGCTGCCAATATCGTAAAAGGAATGACAGAGGTTATGAACGAACGTTTTGGTAACATTGAAAAATCTTTGGAAACTTTCGGCGCACAAACTCCATCTTTCAAAGGTGTTCAGACTTCTGCCGTTTTGGAAAAATCTATGAAACCGGAAGTGGACGAAGAAGGAAAGACTTTGTTGTCTGTCACTAAACAGCGACCTTTAGTTACTGCTGCCATCAATAAGGCTATTGAAAACGAAGGAGAAGAACTTGAAAAATCCATTGGCGATGATGCTTTAGCTTTCTTGGCAGATACGCAAGCCGAAACTATTGGCAAGAACTTGGCGAAGTTCATGTACGAAAAGTATAATATCAAGTTCCACAAGTAAGAAACAATTCGATTGAATATAATATAAAATATTGATAATCATGGAATTATACAATTATAATGATTTGGCAGCTTTTGGAGGTAGCAATAACGTTGCTGACGTGTTGAAAGCTATGGAAGCCGGCTTACAGACCGGTATGCAATACAACGACCAGATTAACAATGGTGGAGGTTTGAAAATAGAATCTTTGGATGCTTACATCAAGGTTCTTGCCAACCGTTTGAATCAGTTGGTCGTTTATAATGAAATGCCGAAACAGAGAATCGAGAATACGGTTCATCAGTACAACCAGTTGTACAAATATGGTGAAGATGTAGGTATCTTCAACCGTGAAGGTGAAACACCGGAAGAAACCGATACTCAATACATTCGCAAATCTATTATCGCTAAGTTCATGGGATTGACAGGGCAGGTAACAGACCCAGCAATGTTGGCGAAGTTGGCAGGTGGTATGAATATGTACACTCGTGAGGTACAGAACAAGACAACTCTGTTACTTACTTTGATTGACACTAACTTGACGAGTGCGGATTCTACTTGTGTGGAAGAAGAATTTGATGGCATTTTCCGTCAGCACATGATGGGTGTCGCTTCTGCTGATCGTGGTTCTACGGAAGGTATGAGCACAGAACAGATTTTGGATGCTTATTATGGCTCTGCTGCCGTTATTGATGCACAGGGTGGCATTTTGACTGATGCTTTGGTAGAAGATGCTGCTGACGCTGTTGTAAATGTTTACAACGGTTATATCGACCGTATCGTTTCCGCTCCGGTTGTATTTAACAACTATGTGAAGAAATTCCATGAATCGAAACGTGTTGTTGTCGGTATGGCTAACAGTGTTGTAGGTGCAACGATGGGCCAGTCTGTAAACAATATCGTAACGCAGTTTGGTAGCGTTGCAGTTAAGAGCGATAAGTTCTTTGACGTTCGTAAACCTATTAAGGCAACTGCTACTGCTACTTCTCCGAAAGCTCCGGCAACTCCTGTTGCAGATGGAACAAAACCGGCTGTTATTACAGATGATAAAACCAACTTTACATTACATGCAGGTTCTTATGGCTATCTGGTAACTGCAAAGAATCGCTATGGCGAATCTGCTCCGCTTAAATTGACAAATACCGCTTTGGCTGTTGCAGCTAATCAGTCAGTTGACTTACAATGGACAGCCGGTGTAGGTGGAGCTTATCAGGCTACCGCTTATGTGGTTTATCGTACTAAGAAAGTAACCACTTTGACGGATACGACAGAATACTATCCTATTTTTACCATTCCGGCTTCTATGCTTGCTGCTGGTTATGATGGTGCGGCTGCTACAAAGGTTCGTGACCGTAACCGTATCATTGCAGGAACGAAGTCTGCTTTGATTTACTACAATGATAGCCAGATCAACGAATACTTGCAGTTCGGTGACACTCGTAAGATCGACTTTGCAATCACCGCTCCGTCTCGTAGATTTGCAATTTTGAACTACGGCACTCCGGTTTTGTATCAGCCCGCTAAGATGTGTCGTGTCATCAATATCGGTGATGAAGGCTTAGGTGCATAAGAGATCATAGGAATTAAAATAAACAAGAGGGAAGGAAAGGGCTCTTGGCAACATCTTCCCTTCCCTTAATAATTTAAGTTTGAAATATGGTAACAATCGTATCAACAATCTATAAGAACACTGTTATCCAATTTGGAGATGAACTTGTGAAGTTTACGAACGGTAAGTCAACCGTAAAGGATGAGACTTGGGAATATATCAGAACGGGCGGCTTTAAAGGAATCACTTCTTTGGAAGATGCAGAGAATTTGGAAAAGGAAAAATCTGAAAGAGAAAAGGATGATGAAGCCACTATCAAAGTTCTGAAAGATGAGTATGACTTTGAAATCAAACGTTTGAACGGTATTATCAGCGACAAGAACGCTCAAATTGAAAAAATGAAACAAGCTGCTGATGTTTGGAGAAAAGAGTGTGAAAGATTGATGAATGGTGGAAAGCCAAAAGAAATAGAAGAAGAGAAAGAGAAAGAAGAAAGTTCTTATAATGAAGAAGAAATTGCTTCTTTGAAAGAAGATATGTCCAAAATGTCTTTCGAAGATTTGAAAACTCTTGCTATTGAAAATGGTATGTCTAAGCAAAAGGCAGGAAGATTCAAAGAAGAAGATCAGAAGGACGAACTTATCAATGTGATAATTTCTTTACCTAAAAAATAAAAGGTTATGCCGGGACAACTGACGTTTACAATAAAATATAAAAAGAACACAGGATCGGTCATTTCGGTAGCCGAAATGTGGAACAACTACTTGTATGGTATCACTATACAGGCTGGAACTGGTACGGCTTTTTCTGATGATGCTCTTAGAACTTATCTTAGTGCAGCGCAGAGAGAGGTTGAGAACTATTTCAATCTTAAATTTGTAAAACAGTTGGTTGAATCGGAAACGCATTCTTATTACAGGACAGATTATTTTCAGCAATTCCCTATCATACAAACCAACTGTCCTGTAAGAGTTCCTCTTGCGCTAACAGGTATGTTGAATAAGATGGAGCAGATTATTTATCCGCAAGCATGGCTTACATGTGAAAAGGATATGGACGGGATAGGGAAACGGAGAATGAGTGTAGTACCTACTGGGGCAAGTTCGGTCAGGGGAAATGCCGATGTTATTCTTACAGGTATAACAACTCAAATAGGATTTCAACGGTACACAAACATACCGGACTATTGGGATATTCAGTATATAACCGGATTTGATTTGGATAAAATGCCGGTTGATTTGATAAATCTGGTTGGTAAGCTCGCTTCATTCGGCCCGTTAAATATTGCTGGAGATATGATATTCAATCTTCCGGGTATTGCGTCCATGCACCTGGAGATAGACGGACTTAGACAATCCATAAACTCTACTGCTTCTGCTGAAAATGCAGGGTATGGGGCACGTCTGAAACAGTATCAGAAAGAAATAGAGGAAACGGTAGGACGGATAAAACTTGTGTACGATCAGTTTAAATTTTTGGTATTATAAGGAGGACGTATCGTGGCAAAAAGCATTTTACAATCACCTATTCCGGCTTTAAGCAATGCAAGTCCTGAATTTATGCGTTCAGAGTTCGATTCTGCTGTGTATTTGAAAGGATATGAGGTGGTAATCGAAAAGGCTTTGAGATGTCCTTGTAACGCGCCAGATTCTCCTTTGACGGATTGTCAGAATTGTTTCGGCACAGGATATTTTTATGTGAACCCTGTAAGCACACATGCACTCATAACCGGAATAAACGGAAACAACGACTATAAACGTTGGTCGGAAGAACTGATAGGAACTATCAATGTAACGGTGACGGATACAGATAAACCGAATATGGGGTATTTTGACAGGATCACAATTCAAAAGGAATATTCTTATTTCAGCGAAAATCTTCCTGTCAGAACAGACGGAGAGAACTTTTTCATATTTACTACTTATAAGCCGTTATCCATATACAGCATACATGTGTTTGATGGTTCTACGATGCCTTTAAGACAACTTTCAGTGGCAGATTACAAAGTAAGTGATGCGAATCCTTATTGCATAATTTTGACTGCTGATATGGCTTTAAACCCAGTTGTGAGCGTTTATTATCAGCATCAACTGGAGTTTCATGTATTGGATTTCCCACACGAAGTACGTGCTTCATGGAAAAAGAATAAGGAATCAGGACAATTGGAAAGAACAAGGCTTCCTATCCAGGCGGTAGCAAGAAGAACGCATTTGATAGTCTCTGAAAAACCTAATTTCGACGGTTCTGGCGTTATTTTGAACGATAACATACAAATGAAAGTGGTGGAATGATTTTACCGATAAACATAGATTTAGGTGATCTTGTGGAAGAGTTTAATCTTTCAGGGGATCAATCTGTGTTTTTAGGTTCTTCCATTATTGATGCGGTTGTCTCGGAATATCAGCTTAGGTGGCAAAATCTTATATCAAGCAATCTTCATAAAACAAGGAATGAATATAAAAGGGGAGTTTTCATAGAAAGAGAATCCCCTTTGTCCGTTACATTTGGGTTGACAAACAGAGAATCTTCTATTCCTTTAATGATAGAAGAAGGGCAGCCACCTTTTGATGAAAAAGAAGGATTTAGAAATTCCCCAAAAAGAAAGATTGCGCAGGATGGAGGCTGGTATATAGATATTCCCTTTAGACATGCAACGCCGGAAGCTGTAGCGGATTCGGGATTATTTGCTTCTATAATGCCGCAACGGATTTACAACGCAGTTCA